TGTATTCATATACAATCCCTAATGCCAAGACTTTTCTTGACAAGTGGGCAGGGGTGTTCCAGCAGGTCCAGTTTGCACTGGGTCTGGGGTTAACACCAACTGTTCTTTGGGATCTGACTCCATGGAGTTGGCTCGTCGACTGGTTTACGGACAGTGGCACCATTGTTAACAATGGCGATCTGTTCAGCCAGAACGGGCTTGTGATGAAGTATGGCTACGTCATGTGCCGTCAGGTAAAGACGCGTGCCATCGTTCTCGGTAACGCTACCCTTAATGGGAAACCTATCGGAACGTTTGTGACTAGCGCTGTCTCCGAGAGGAAACAGCGTCACAAAGCTACACCTTTTGGATTCGGTGTCAATATGGATGCACTTAGTGCATACCAGCTTGGCATCCTTGGTTCTCTAGCTAGCAAAGGGATTCAATCCCCGAAACTACGCTAATCGCTTGCCCTTGTGGGGCTTGACGTGAACCTAAATCCTTGTTGCCTATAGTAGTATAAAGACATCAAGGGAAAACCATTACGGCACCCGTCGTAGTGGCACACGTGTGTTTAGACACACATGAACAACTGTTAAGGTGAAATGCTATGGCTTTCTCTGATCCTCAGTCGGTTACGATTGGCACTACGCCCGGGACTGTTTCTTTGCCCCGGACAGCTTCCAGTGTTGGCGGCGGAGTTTTTGACTCCAACGACGGTACTGTCGAGCTGTCGGTTGCGAATTCGTATGGAAAACGAACTCGTCGGACCGCGCGTATCAATCTCTCCAAAATCGCTCCTGATCCTTTGATCAGTAGCAACAACATCAAGTACTCCTCATCGGTGTACGTGGTTGTTGATGCCCCGGTAACTGGTTTTACAGTTGCCGAGCTGAAGGACCTCATGACCGGTCTTACGACCTGGCTCACGGCGTCCTCTGGAGCTCACATTACCCAGCTTCTGGGTGGTGAGAACTGACACACTTCCTCTCACGAGGAAATGGAGGGGGGGTACAGGTCTTTTGACCTGTACCCTCTTGTCTTATAGAGAAATGTCTAGCTTGAGCATTAACCCAACCATCCTTTGAGGTGGAGAGTTATGAAAAGGCTGACATCACTGCTGCAGTACGTACTCGACGAGTCGGGTACGTGGTGTCGCACTAGCACCACTCGCGATATTCAAACCATCGCGAGCCGTATCGAACATGAGGGTGATAGCTTTTTAACTATCACTCTTCCTAACTTTGGTAAGGACTTTGAAAAAAGTCTTGACCAAGGCAAGGTCGATCCGTCTTTCTTTCTCGGTTTCGAGAGGAAAGGAGAGCTCCCCGTATTTCTCGGAGGTTTTCTCGATCTTGTGTTCGACCGTAGTACTGGTTTGTTACTCAGTACTACCGGAATGTCATCGCGCCAGCAGGCGTTGATGATCGTGGCGATTCGCTGTATACGACAGATAACTCTGTTGCACAGCAAGTTGCTTGAGCCCTGTTCTCCCAAAAGGAGAGATAAGGCTATCCGGCAGTACCTTGAGTGTGACCGGTTGGTAGCTAATACCAGTTGGCTGGAGGTTAGGAGCGATCGAAGGTTTGCCTTCGATGCCACCTTTCCAGCATCGTTCAGGCGGTTCCAGCGTTCCGTACTCCATATTGGAAACGGACCGTATGACCACCCATCGATTGACGCGATTTCGCGTCCTAACTGGGTACCTGTTTGGGAGTTTGTTCTCCGAGACATCTGGAAAGATTTCTCAGGGGACTATTTCTCCTAATCATGGCCCCGGCGCCACGGCAGAGAAACTTCTTGGAAACAGGAAGTTTGACTCTATGACGTGGTCGTCACAGTTGGAGAGCGTATTCCCGCAAGGGCAATATGCTTTTCCTAACTGGCGTGCTTTTCTTGAGCACGGGGGACTACCTAATCGGGAACCCGGGACTGAGATGCCTTCACGGCTTATCGATGTCCCTAAAACGCAAAAAACACCTAGGCTCATTGCGATAGAACCTGCTGCTATGCAGTACATGCAGCAGGCTATCAAAAACGAGTTCTATGATGGTGTGGGAAGGGATAACCTCCTCACGCACCTCATCGGTTTCTTTGACCAAACGCCTAATCAGCGCCTGGCTAAGGAAGGCTCTCTTTCTGGAGAGCTAGCTACCCTTGATCTAAAGGAAGCTTCCGATCGTGTTTCTTGTCAACTTGTCCGATTTATGACAGAGCCTTACGGCATCCTTTGGGATGCTATAGACGCCTGCCGTAGTAAGACAGTTGACGTGCCTGACCATGGTATCCATACCCTGGCCAAGTTCGCGTCTATGGGTTCTGCTCTCACCTTCCCCCTGGAAGCAATGATCTTTTTGGTCATATGTTTCATGGGGATAGAGAAAGAGCTTAACACCCAGTTAACCCACAAGGCCCTTAAAAGCTATGTGGGAAAGGTGCGCGTGTTTGGGGACGATATTATCGTTCCTAAACGCTTTGTGCGCTCCGTGATAGCGGAACTAGAAGCTTTTGGGTTTCTAGTGAATGCTAACAAGTCTTTCTGGACCGGAAGGTTCAGAGAGTCTTGCGGAAAGGAGTTCTACGCTGGTTACGACATTAGTGTCGTTAAACTTCGTAGGAGGCTACCTTCCTCACGGA